TGTATCGCCCGTGCTATTCATGGCATTGAAGTTGGTGGGAGTCTCAAGGCACTCGCTGACCGCTATAAGATCGGAGAGAAAGGTACGGAAGTTATTAACGCGCTTGGAAAATCGCGAGAATCGTTCGCCCCCGATGAGTTAGCTAGATATGGGGACTATTGTGTTAACGATGTCGAGCTAACGTATAAGTTGTTTAATATTTTCTTATCACAAGGGTTCCCGAAAACCGAGCTACGGCTGATTGATACTACGCTCCGTATGTTCGTCGATCCCGTGCTTGAGTTGGATATTGGACTACTAGAACAGCACCTTGAAGATGTGCGAGAGCGTAAAGACCAGCTGCTCGAGTCGGCTAATGTGTCTAAAGAAAACCTCATGTCGAACCAGAAGTTCGCCGAACTACTTAAGTCGTTAGGAGTGACGCCACCTACCAAGACAAGTCTAGCTACAGGTAAAGAAACATTCGCGTTTGCTAAGTCAGATGAGGAGTTCAAGGCTTTACTTGAGCACGACGATGATCGAGTACAGGCTTTGGTAGCGGCGAGGCTTGGCACCAAGAGCACGCTTGAGGAGACGCGTACTCAGAGGTTTATCGATATAGGTAAGCGGGGCACTCTACCCGTACCCGTGCGGTACTATGCGGCACACACCGGACGGTGGGGTGGTGACGATAAGATTAACCTACAGAATTTACCTAGCCGCGGACCAAATGGTAAGAAGTTAAAGAGTAGCATTATTGCGCCTGAAGGCCACTCGTTGATTGACGCCGATTCCGCTCAGATTGAGGCACGTGTACTGGCGTGGTTCGCTGGGCAGGACGACTTAACCACTGCATTTACAAACGGTGACGATGTATATAAGCAGATGGCCTCTCGCATTTATGGCTGTGCCGAAAGTGATGTGACGGCGCAACAGCGGTTTGTTGGTAAGACTACGATCTTAGGTGCTGGCTACGGTATGGGTGCAGCCCGCTTTACAGATCAGCTAAAGACGTTTGGAGTTGAGGTTAGCCTCGACGAGGCGCGGCGGATTGTTAACATCTACCGTGAAGCGAACAACAAGATAAGCCAGCTGTGGCGCGACGCGCAGAACATGGTCCGGTACCTAGCTAATGGGGATGCACTACAGTTTGGCCGAGCTGGGGTACTAACGGTAGACCCACGTAAAGGTATTATGGTGCCATCTGGGTTATATATACGGTACGACGAGCTCCGCGGGGAGCAGACCGAGAACGGTGTTGAGTACTCATACAAAACCCGTCGAGGGCGTACGCGTATCTATGGGGGTAAAGTTACAGAGAATGTTTGCCAAGCGATTGCCCGTTGCATAATTGGTGAACAGATGTTAAAAATAGCTAAGAAATACCGTGTTGTGTTAACGGTACATGACTCAATCGTTTGCTGCGTACCTGATGAAGAAGTCGACGAAGCACAGGCATATATTGAGGCATGGATGCGTTGGACGCCTGAATGGGCGGCGGGGCTACCGATTGACTGCGAGAGCGGTGTTGGTAAATCTTATGGTGGAGCAGGCGAGTGAGTATAAGTCCGTGGTCGTTTAGCCGTATAAAGGCATTTGAACAGTGCCCTAAACAGTTTTACCACGAGAAGATACTTAAAGAATATCCCGTTGTAGAAACAGACGCGATGCGTTACGGCACGGAGTTTCACGAAGCGGCTGAGTTTTACGTTCGGGATGGTACACCACTCCCTAAGAAGTTTAAGTTCGCGCAGGGAATGCTAGACGCGCTAGTTGCTAAACAAGGCACCAAGCACTGCGAATTGAAGTTAGGGGTTACAGAGAACCTTGAACCATGCGCGTTTGACGCCGAGGATGTATGGTTTAGGGGGATTGCCGACCTCATCATATTGGATGGTGACCTTGCTTGGGTAATTGATTACAAGACAGGCAAGTCCGCCAAGTATGCGGATAAAGGGCAGTTAGAACTTATGGCACTGTCCGTGTTTATCCACTATCCAGAAGTTAAGACTGTCCGCGCAGGGCTACTGTTTGTGGTCAGTAATAACCTAATCAAAGACAAGTACGCCGAATTTGATAAGGGTAAACTGTGGGAGAAGTGGATTAGTAAGTACAAACAGATGGAAACCGCCGCTGAAAGTAACGTGTGGAATCCAAGACCTAGTGGGCTGTGTAAGAGACATTGCCCCGTTACTGTGTGCGTACACAATGGAGATAACTAATGCCGTACGTAAAGAAACCCCGCCCGTACAAGAAAGAGTATGCGCAACAAAAAAGCCGTGGCGAGCACGGCGACCGAATGGAAAGGCAGCGGGCCCGTCGCGCAATGGACAAAACAGGGAAAGACGCTAACAAGAACGGCAAAGCCGATAAGCGTGAAGGCAAGGATATAGCTCATAAAAAGCCGTTGGCACGTGGGGGCTCAAATAAAGATGGGTACACCGTGCAATCACGGAAGACAAACCGTGCAGCGGGTGGGGCTATGAGTAAGCCACCCAAAAAGAAAAAGAAAAAGTAGTTAGTGCCCCACTAACATAACCGGCGTCACTAACATGATGTGATGCCGTGCCGGAGAACACAGTGCAAATTTTAAACAACAAGGCGCTCTTGTTGCGCCTACGTAACCCTAAACAAGTTACAGAGATAATCCCAAAAAGCCGAGAACTCGAAGACAACAAAGTTGTTGTTAACTGGGGCATCGACGAAGCACATGTCTTAAAGAACCTCAAGGTTAAAAATGTGCCGTCACCTATAGAGGGTAGGTACGACTGGACAGGTCAGTACAAACCATTCGACCACCAGCGGACTACCGCGGCATTCCTGACTATGAACCGCAGGGCCTTTTGCTTTAATGAGCAGGGTACGGGTAAAACCGCCTCTGCAATTTGGGCGTCAGACTTTTTGATGAAGGAGGGCAAGATAAACCGTGTGCTGATTATCTGCCCGCTGTCTATCATGGAAAGCGCATGGCGCAATGACTTATTTAGCGTGGCTATGCACAGGACCGTTGACATCGCATATGGCCCCGCAGATAAACGTCGTAAGATAATTAACCAAGGTGCAGACTACGTCATCATTAACTACGATGGTGTTGAGATCGTTGCCGATGAGATAATAAACGGTGGTTTCGACTGCATAATTGTAGATGAAGCTACACACTACAAGAATGCGCAGACGCGCCGCTGGAAGACGCTGTATAAGTTGTTATCCACAAGCACTTGGCTATGGATGATGACAGGTACCCCCGCAGCACAGTCCCCTCTGGATGCTTATGGTATCGCTAAGTTAGTAAACCCCTCGGCGGTACCGCGGTTTTATGGGTCGTGGCGCGACCAAGTAATGGTCAAGATTACTCAATTCAGGTGGTTACCAAAGCCAGATGCTACTGACACAGTTTACCGAGTGTTACAGCCAGCAATCCGCTTCACCAAAGACGAGTGCCTTGATTTACCAGAGATGGTATACGTGAAGCGTGAGGTCGAACTTACGCGTCAACAAGCAAAATACTACAAACAGCTTAAAGAGAAACTTGTTTTACAAGCCGCTGGGGAGGAAGTAACCGCGGCTAACGCAGCTATCGGCATGACGAAGCTGCTGCAAATATCCTCCGGTGCGGTGTATACCGATAACGGCGAAAGTCTAGAATTTGACATTAAGCATAGGTACGCGGTACTGCGAGAGGTTATAGACGAAAGTTCTAAGAAGGTGCTTGTGTTTGTACCGTTTAAGCACACCATAGACATACTCACTGACAAACTTCGTGCAGATGGTATCACTACCGAGATTATACGTGGTGACGTATCCGCACATAACCGCACTGCAATATTCAAACGGTTCCAAGAGGAACAAGACCCACGGGTATTAGTGATACAACCTCAATCGGCAGCACATGGAGTCACACTAACCGCTGCAAATACTGTGGTGTGGTGGGGACCGACTAGCTCACTAGAAACGTACGCACAGGCAAACGCCCGAGTGCATAGGGCGGGACAAGACCATAAATGTACGGTCGTACAGCTACAAGGCTCACCCGTAGAAAAACATGTTTACGCATTACTAGACAACAGAATAGACGTACACACAAAGATGATTGACCTTTACAAGGAAATACTTGACTAACGCAATATACGCTAGTAAAGTTAGTTTCCCGATACTTAATCGGTGCACAAAAGGAGTACGATAATGAGCCAAGAACAATCATTAGCTGAGAAGCTCACGAAGGTTTATATCAAGATACGTAATAAGCGTTCTGAGTTATCGGCAGAGTTCAAAAAGCAAGATAGCGATCTTTCCGATCAGTTGGATAAGGTCAAAGCTGCACTACTCACATACTGCAAAGACAATGGTGTGGATAGTGTGAAAACTTCTGAAGGGTTGTTTTACCGAACCATAAAGAATCGTTACTGGACAAGTGACTGGGCCTCCATGCACACGTTCATCAAAGAGCACGACGTTCCTGAGTTCTTTGAGAAACGGCTCAACCAATCAGTAGTAAAGCAGTTCTTAGAAGAGAACCCTGATCTAGTCCCACAGGGGCTGAATGTGGATTCCAAATACAGCATAACCGTGAGGAAAAAATAATGGCTAGAACGTTTGTACCTATTGATGACCTTTCAAAGCACTTTTCAGTGTCGATCTCTACGATTCGAGCATGGGTGCGGCAAGGGCATATTCCTAAAGACACTTATATAAAAGTCGGTAATACTTACCGGTTCAATATTGACGCAGTATCCGCTGCGTTAACCACTAAAGACGAACCTACACCAAGTCCGTCACAGGAGCAGGAACAGGTTGTGTCTGAGGGCATAACAATATCGCAATCAGACAATGTGTACGAAATCGAACGTACCACGCCTGAATACAATATAGATGATGACATCTGAGGAGAACGACATGTCTGAAGTAACTTTGTTTGAAAACAATGCGCTAGCAAACAGTGATCTATTTAAGTCACTGCAAGATGTAAATGACAACCTATTAAGCGGTTCTGGTACGGGTGAAGAGCGACGCCGCATCTCACTAAACGGTGGTAAGTTCCGTGAGTTTATTAACGGGGAACAAGTTAGGGTAAGTAAAGAAGATAACGTAAATATGGTTATCGTTAACGCCGCACCTATATCCCGTACATACTACGAAGGGACGTACGACCCCGCGAACCCTACACCCCCTAAGTGTTGGTCGGCTGATACAAATAGTCCCGCTAAAGAGGTGCCGGAGGAGAATCGCCAAGCCGCACGTTGTATGGATTGCCCGCAGAATATTAAAGGCTCCGGCCAAGGTGAGTCACGTGCATGTCGTTTTGCGCAGCGCCTTGGCGTTGTATTAGAAGGGCAGTTGGATAAGGTGTACCAGCTACAGTTACCCGCCACGTCAGTATTCGGCGATGGTAAAGACGGTAATATGGGTATGCAGGCGTATGCACGTTTCCTTAGTGCGCATAATACTCCCGCAGTGGCAATCGTTACTAACATGCGGTTCGACGAGAACAGCAGCACGCCGAAACTGTTTTTCAAAGCAGTGCGCCCGTTGAATGAAGCAGAGCTGCAAACAGTAGTCGATCTTAAAGATCACCCCGACACTATTAAAGCTATAACTCTTACTGTTGCGCAGACTGACGGTGTGCAGAAAGAGACGCCGGTGGCACTACCAGCTAAACAAGAGCCTACTAAAGCATCATTGTTTGATTCCGAGCCTAGTGAGGAAACTGACGATGTTGTAGAAGAGCCGAAAAAGGTAGCTACCAAAAAGGCAACACCTGCCCCCGAAGAAGATAGCGATCTG